CCAAGTTGTTCAAGTTCCTCAGTGCTAATAAGGGCAAACATAAGATCAGCAGTAGCAGGGAGACCAAAGGACTCAGAAGTGTCAGTAAGGTCAACGTCACTGCTACCATAACCAGAACGAGTGGTCTGGGTGGCAGATACGATAGGGACCTCGGCTTCGACAGCCAACCCTCTAAGCTCCTCTGCAATAGACTTAATATAGCTATATGAATTGATAGAGCCACCCTGCCTATACCTACTGGAAGCACATATATTAAGGTAATCAATGAAAATAATATCAGGTCTAAATGACTTCTTAAGTGCAAGTTCATTAAGAAGTGCTTTAAAGTGTCCACTATGTGCACTCGCAGTTGGATATTCCTTAATTATAAGTGACCCCTGTGTCTTTGCTGCCAACTTAGTGATTTTATTCTCAAACGATGACTTGGGAAGTTCTGTCAGGTCTTGGATTGGGACATTGAGAAGGTTGGCGTCAATTCGTTCAGCAATTTTCTCTTCTGCCATCTCCATTGTAATGTAGAGAACGTTCCGTCCTTGGAGCAACACGGAGCTAGCAACATGGCACATGAATAAAGATTTCCCGACACCCGTACCAGCAAGTGCGATGTTAAGAGTCTTGTTAGGTAAACCACCTTTTGTGATTTTGTTGAAATATTCGAGATCAAACGGAATCTTGTCCTCTTTCTTGTGATAGAACTCATATCTTTCTTCGTAGTTTTGTAAGTAGTCGTGTCCAATGTTATTGTCAAATGAAACCGCCAGTGCATCAGAAAGAATGCTGGGAATGGCATCCCGATTCTTCTTCTCATCATTACCATCAGCAATATGGATCGATTCCATCAGGGCAAGATAAATCGCACGGTCACGGCACCACTTTTCGGTGGTGTCTAGTAACCATTGGTGATCTACTGGAGAGTCTGTGAATGAGTTACAAATATCTCTTGTCTCTTTGATTTCACTCTCGTTTAGATCAGTTCGATTCTCAACCTCAATATTTAGTGCTTCGGTTGTGATTGCCGATCCATACTTTACAATAAACTGAGTAATCTCTTCAAAGATTACCTTTTCGGTTCTTTGCTCAAAATAAGTGGGTTCAATAAATGGAATAACTTTCCGAGAATAATCTTCGTTATGTATTAAGTTTCTGAGAATTGTTGTTTCAATTCGTTCCATATGAGAATTCAGTCTTTGCAATTTGATCAAGTTTTTCCATTACCTCTGGGGTAAAATATGCCTCTGGTTCTTTAAGGATTGCCTTAGCATAGACTTTTTTTCCGTCGATTTCATATCGACCTGCGACATTCTTCCAAAGTCCACCGATCTCACCGAGTTCAAGAAGACCGTAATAACGATCAAGACCACGCTCATCGTAATAAAGACGCACCGTAACATCTTGGTTCTCCTTGCTTAAACGCGACTTAGCAGTCTTTGCCTTGATAAGATTTCCGACAATTTCTGTTCCGTCTTTCTCTTTCTTCTTTGAGAGATGGATGATAGTAGAAGCAGCATACTTAAGACCAGAACCGCCTCCCATCTCTTTTGTAGGAACGTAAGCGCCAATGACATCGTAGGTGTGGTTAGTAACAATCATAGGAATGTTTGCCTGACCCAACTTAAGAGTGAGCATACGGAAGGCACCTTTGATAAGTTGGGATTTAGTCATATCCCGAACTTGCTTATCATTGAGTGCATCAGTAATTTCCTTCTCAGTGGAAAGCATCCCTAGAGAGTCTAACACAAACATACAAGGTTTGCGATCTTCTACAGGTTTTTTTAAGTATATGTCTACTGCCTTGAGTGCTTTGCTACGAAACTCCTCAACAGTAACTACATTAACTACAACTAACCGATTGAGGTCAATACCCCTAGACTCAAGAAGGGATTTGTTAACAGCAGCCTCAGTGTCAAAATAGAGGCAGTAACCATCAGGGTTGGAATCAAGAAAATTCTTAACCACAGCGAGAGAGAAGAAAGTCTTTCCAGTAGAAGACTCTCCAGCAATAGCAGTAATCTTATTCCCAGATACACCACCAAATATGCTACCTGAAACCAGTGCATTAAAAATGTACGAACCTGTGTCCACATAAGTTTCGGTCTCATCAATATCTGCTGCGAGTTTGGTATAGTCATCACCAATCTCTTTTACAATATCTTTTAAAAAATCCATTATCCAAAAAATAGTTCAAGGTTTACAGTTTTCTCAACATTCCACCCAATCGCATCCAAAATAGACTTGAGTGGTTCTACAAAACTCTTTTCAAATTGTAAGTCATAGTCGATGTATTTGTCAAGACTGAGTTCTGTAGGAAAGTCTTGAATGAATGAAATCACATTCTCTTGTATGATATTCGGTTTTTTTAGATAAAGAAACTTAATCTTTTCTCCATTACCAATAAGTGAATATTTATTAGTCAGTTTTTTCTCCTTAACATAATGATTAAAGAGTAGTGCTCCACGACAATGGATGGGAGTTCCTTTAATATAAATGTCAGAGTGAGACTTGTACTTTACAACATCAGATACTGAACGTGGGAATGCAATCTCTTCTGGTGGTAATGTCTTAAACTTTTTGCGACACTCATCAATAAAGTCAATCACATCTTCTTCCGTACCACTCATCATCAGTTTAAGACCATCCTTAATCATCTTGCGACAAGGTGCCGGTGTCGAAGACTTAACTGCCTCAATACCCATCATCTTTAGTTTGGGTTCGGTGTATTGCACACCCTCACTATTCCATACGTTGAGAATGTATCGCTTCTTCGCAGTCCAAATACCACGTTCGGCAATATTCTCACGTTTCATAATCATTTTTTGCTCATATGCCTGAACGTAATCCGCAAGTTCCTGATAAGAGGATTCGATGAATGGTTCCAACTTGTCTTGGCAGATCTTATCAAGTAACTGAACAACCTTTGTTTTATCACCAGACTGACGACTAAGAAATTTATCAACAAGAGGTCCCATATTAAGATAGATTGAGTCAGTGTCAGATGCGATGACATAATCGACTTCCTCTGTTTGCAAAATCTTATTTAGAAATCCGTTCATCTTATTCTCAATCCAACGGATAGAAACTTGACCCGAGAGAGTGATTGCTTCAGCATTTGCAAGTTTATAATACCTAAAATACTGATTACCAATCGCACCATAAGCAGAGTTGAGTTGAATCTTTCGTGCCATCTGGATGTTGTTGCAACGTGCGATTTCTTTTTCCAGTGCCTTCGTTGGAGTTTTTTCATAATCTTGTTTTGCAGCAAGCATCTTCTTTTTATAGATAGTGCGATCCTTATAGATCTTTTCCATCAATTCTGGAAGAAATCCACGCACATCCTTACGATACATTGCACCATTAGCACATATCGCAGTGTCCTTATACATCTCAAATGTTATCTCTTCATTAAGTATCTTATCAACGGTAGCTGTTGGGTGACGGGTATCTTGTAAGGTCTCTGGTGAGATGTTGTACTGCATAATAAGGTGAGGGTACAGACTGTTGAGGTCAAAAGACACAACCCAATCATACTTTCCAGGAATCGGTTCCTTGACATAAGCACCTGCGTACTTGGAATCTTTGTCTGATCGTTCTTTAGGTGGGATCACAATATCTCTTTTTTTGAGATAGTTGTAAATAATCGCATCCCACATACGAACCTGAAAGAACACATCATTATAGTTTACCTTGGCGTCATATGCCATAGTAATCGCAAGTTCAATTAGTTTCATCTTGTCTTCCATACGGTCAACAAGTTCCACGTCAATGATGTTGTATTCTACAAACTTCTGCCAACCATTAGTGTAGAAATCCTTAAAGGTATCAAACTCAGAGTGATCTAACTTCTTCTGTCCAAGTTCTACACTGGCTATGTAGTCCAAACGATAAGATTCCTGTGCCTTGTACGTAAACTTTTTATACAATGTCAGATAATCAAGTTGAGTAATGCCTCCAACATCATATGAAATCTGTTTACGTCCCATCACAACAGTTTCACGTTCTGTCACCAATCCCCAAGGTGACATACGTTTCATCAACTTCTCACCAAGAATACGATCAATACGACGAACCAGATATGGAATATCATATAGTTCACTGTTCCAACCAGTGACGACTTCTGGAGTATTGTCTTCAATCATCCACCAGTTGATGAAATCGGTCAGAAGTTCATACTCAGTTCTAAAACCTTTGTAGATAACATTCTGCTGCTTATTGTTGAAAGGACCACGACCCCAAGTGCGGATCTGCTTGGTTGCATAATCCTGAACAGTGATTAGAAGCACTTCCTCGGCAGCAGACTCTACATCAGGGAATCCATTTTCTGATGCAACCTCAATATCAAGTGTAGCAATCTTGATCTTACTGGTATCAAACTTAATCTCTTCTTCGGGATACATCTCAGAAATGTACTGATAGATGTATCGGTCGTTGCCATAGATCTTGAAGTTTTCTACACCCTCATACTTTTTGATGAAGTCTCTACAATCACGAACAGTACCCGGCTCTACAGATTCAACATATTCACCCTCAAGAGTTTTGTATTTTGTTTTCTTATTGGAAGGAACAAAAAGTGTTGGATAAAACTTTTCCCTTGTAGCAAAGTGCTTACCATTCTCATAACCACGAACCAAAAAGTGGTCACCGACCATTTGAACGTTGGTGTAAAATCTCATTATGAATCCTTTGGTGACGAATGTTCGTTTCAAACTTCTCTGTGTATATTATAGCACTCTTTCCAGTAAATTCCTCAAATGCACTGATAAACATAGAAAAGTAGTGCCAGTATTTTGGAGGAATATATTGAGGTGACATACACACAAAGATGTGATCAAAATTATAGTGATCAAACTTATAATCTTCTTTCTCTACATTTCTATAGTTGGGAACAACCTCTGCGTTAAATCTATTTCTTATTTTGTTTCCACTGTTTTGATTCCCAATCCAGGTAAAAGAGTTTAATTTACCTCTCCCACCTAACCAGGCACCCCAGTTTCCTTCGTGAACTCTATCATATTTGAGCAACTCATAAAACTCTGTCTTATAAGCATCCTCATCAGGCATTTCTGAGGTATAATCACCACCAAAAACATCATCGTGATGATCAATATTGATTAAATCAATATTTTCACAATCGGCAATACTGAATAGAATAGAATCGTGCTCATATCCAAATGAAACACTGTCACATTTACGAAGTGCTTTTAAAAATGTATTATAGCAAAACAATAAGTTGGATTGATCAATACAAAAATGACTTTCATTAAAGTCAGTAGTATTAAAAAGTTGTTCCCATCTTATTTCTGGATTATCATTGAATTTTAGTCCATTATAAAGTTCAATAACTGGACTCATAATATAATCCAGATCAATACTAAGAACTCTCATTATTTGTAAGACTGTTATATTTTTCTAGGAGATCTGAGTTTGGATCAACAATAGTTATAATCTTATCAGAACTAATCATAAACTCTGTTTGATTAGTGTCATCCATCATCCAAGGACAAAGGTTATGTCCTTCCCAGATTTCGTGAGGGTTGATAAGTTTGCAGTCTGGTTGACCAATATCTGCACCAACTTCCACAATCTCACTAATCAGTCTTTCACTGTTCGTTAGTAGAATCAGTTTGATCACTCTTTCCATTTACTTTTTCCTCATACATTTGTGTTAGCATATCGACAGGTTCAACAATCGTAACCAACCAATCTGGTCGAATAGGGACCTGAGTATCCTTGGACAAAACCAACCAAGGACGGAGAGAGATTTGAATATGTCCTTCTTCAGAACCTTCCTCTCTCAAAATATTATCACCACAGACTACAGTGTGTGGATTATTGAGAAGATATCCAACTACGTTTTTATCTTCTGCAATGATTTCTTTAACATCAGCAATGATGTCTTCACCAGATTTTAATACTGCAAGTTTAATTGACATTAGTTACTCAACTCCTCCATACATTCTACCAATAAAAAAGGGAGGTGTCAATGGATTTTGCCATTACCTCCCTCGTCTGCGCCGACGATATTCAGTTTTATTTATCAGGAAGTATCAGGGTAGAACGGCGGCGAGCGTTCCCCCAAAGAAAAGAGTCATTGCTGTTCCCAGTGTTAAGGTGGCGGTGGTAAAGTTCATCGTCCCTCCATAGGTCCAAATTATATAGTCATTATGTATCATAGTGATACAAAAGTCTGTCTCAATCGATACTGAATATAAATCAAATGTTAAGGATTACAGATAATCTTTACGTTGATGATGTTCTGGGACAATCTTACCGAGTGTAATACTCAGTAACCCATCCTCAAATACAACTGATCTAACTTCCGTTTCATCTGAGAGGGTCCAAGCTCTGGTGAAAGATCTCTGAGCCACTCCTCTATGGACATAGTTTGTGTTGGTTTCTTTGTCTTCCTTTTGTCCTTCGACAAAGAGTTTACCGTCTTGAGTGTAGACATAAACTTCTTCTTTTTTGAATCCTGCTAATGCAAGTTCTAGTCTTGATTCTACGTTGCTGACCGTGACTAGATTATATGGAGGATAGTTTGTCGTTGTTTCGTGCAGATTAAACAGACGATCAAAGTATTCATCCATACCAATACTATTTCTATTTATACGATCTAGCAGTTGATCCAAATTGGCGGCGTTATACTTCATTAAGTTAGTCATTTGTAGCTCTCCTAAAAAGCGAGATTGCGTTGTGTGGACCCTTTCGGCATCCATAGTATATATTATCACAAGACATAAAAAAGGGAGTGTTGAACTCCCCACCTTTTTATTCGGTTTCCTCTGTCCTTTTCTTCTTAGAACCAATATTATACTTGGTCTCAAGAATCCAGTCTTGTTTATCCTTATAAGCAAGAACCTTGATCTGGTTCAGTGGTGCAATGTCTTGAATCTTTTCCACATCTACAATACCAATCAGTCCCCAATCGGCAAGTAGTT